GGTTGGTCTCTCGAGCGACGTCCAGCTCCTCCAGTTCGACCTGCAGTCGAGCTACCTCGACCTGCTGCTCGCCTTGTGTGGTTCCGGAATCCGACAGCGCCTTCTGCGCGTCGGCGAGAAGCTTCTTGACCGTGGCCAGCTTGACGCGGTTGTCGAGCACGTTGCCCTCTGCCTGCGCAGACACCGCGAGGAACTGCATGTCCTCGAGATCCTTCTGGCGCTTCTGAGCCTCAGGCGACGGCGGAGCCGTAGCGGCGTCGATCGCCTGCATGACCTCGACCTTGTTGTGGATCGAGCTGAGGTCGATGATGCCCTTGGCCACCGCGGCAGATACCTGCGGGTAGGCCTCCGGCATCATGCCCATGAGCTGCGTCAGCTGCATGGACTCGACCTCGCGGGCTACAATTCCAAGCGTCGCCATGACGCGGAAGTCGAAGTCCTGCGGATAGCGGCGTGGAGAGAACTGCATGTAGCGCCACATCGTCTGCTTCAGCAGCGGCTGCATGAGGTTGTCGTTCACGTTGCGGATCGCGCGCTTCGAGCGCTTCACGAACGCGCCCATGATCAGGGATGCCTGCTGCGGTCCGTTACTGTCCTGGCCCTTTAGGCTCGAGGCAGTGTCGAACGCGCCGGTACCCATCTGCACCATACGCTCCATTTCGGAGGCCTGGTTGAACGTGTTTGGCTCCACGGCGCCGATGGCGACCGGGGTCAGGATGTCACCAGGCGGACCCTGAGTGATCCACACCTTGCCTGGCTTGATCTCCATCTTGAAGCCACGCGGTACGCGGCCACCGTCGATGGCCAGCATAGGAGAGCTGATGAAGCCGAGCGCGTCGATGCGCGCACGGATCTCGGAGTCGAGCGCCAGCTGAGGGTTGAAGCCCTTCTCGGAGACGCCGCGACCCCAGAAGCGGCCAGGCACCTTCTCGAACTGGAAGGCAACGATCGAACGGTCGTGCATCGTGAACGGGTTGACCATGGCGCGCAGGAGCACGTTCTGGTTCGCGATCGTAACGATCGCCTCTACCATCGACCCCTCGTCGTCGGCCAGGATGTCGTCGATGCTGTTCACGACGGACACTCGGATGTTCCCGTCCTCATCGCGGCTCACACGCTGTGTCGACGCTCCATGCAGGAGCGAGACCGGCACCTTGCCGTGGTACTCGATGATCTCGACCTCGTCCCCCTCGTCGGAGGCGAGCAGGCTTTGCGGATCCTGAGGATCGATGTCTGAATCTGATCCACCCTTCCAGTTTGACCCGTGCAGATACTGCTTCGCATCAGCGCGGTACGTGCCCTGCTCGATCTTCTCGAGCACAACGTGCAGCGGCTTCTTGACCTTGTGGAACATGCCGAGCATCTCGCCGACATGACGACCGGCCGGATCCGGCACGAACTCGTCTGGGCGGATTGACTCCCACGTCACGCGGACGACCTCGTCGCCCTGCGTCTTCAGCTCCTTCGACATGTCGTCACGAACCATCTGCTGTTCGCGAACGACCTCAACGTTCATCTTGATGATGCCAGTACCGAAGATCGCAGCGTTCAGGACAGCCTCTCCGACCGCGTCGGGGGCGTTCACCTTGGCAAGATCCTCACGCAGGTTGTCGCGCGCCATGAGCGCGTCGAGCTTCTCCTGGTCCTGGATGTCGTCCGTGATGTCGAACCAGACCTCCTTACTGAAGAGGCCCTCCTCGATCTCGGACACGGTCATTTCGATGGCCTGCGACAGCGCCGGTGCAATCAGGCGGGATCGCTCGCTGGCGCGGTTCTTGTCTTCCGCGGCCCACTGCCCTCGCCAGAGGCGCCAGTAGCGGCCCCAACGGTCCTTGTACCCGTCGTCGCGGTGACGCTCCCACGGCTGGAACTTACCGACGAGCCACGACACCAGGCCGGTTCCTGTCTTGGTCGACGACGTCGGACGGCCGTCAGCTGACGGAGGATCGACGAGAATGCTCTGACCGGAGGTTGGGACGAAGCTCAAGTTTCAGATTCCTGTAGTTGGCGGCAGGCTTCTTCGTTCATGGCGTGCCAGACGGCGATTGGAGTGCCTCGGGGACGCATGGCGTCGACACGGCACAGAAGCGGGCGGGTCTCGTAGATCGCGCACTTGTTGTCGCGAGTCAGGTGCTCACACTGGGTAGTGCCTGGCTTGGCCTTCGTAGGGAAGCCCGGGATGAGCCCGATACGGCGGCAGCACGCCCCACAGCCGGTGCAGTTGAACTTAGTAGCCAGCATCAAGGTCCTGCGGCTGCCAGTCGTCTGTCGGAAGCTCGCCGTGATAGAACGGGGTGCTCATCTGGTCGACGTACGCGACCGCGTCAAGCAGGTCGTCGTGCGCGAGCGGATCCGGGAAGTCGTCGCACTGCTCGAGGAACGCCTCGTTCCACTCTCCCTTCAGGAGTACAATGCGGCCACGCTCACCGCGGCCCTGTAGACCGCCCGTAATGCGATCAATCTTGCGAGCGCCCCCATGAGATAGAGGCTCTGGGGTAACGAAACGGGAGAATCGGCGCATCTCATCTTCGAGATACGGTCCGATCGCATTAGCAAGAGCACCCTTCTCAATGCCCAGCCGGCAGCTAGGACGCTGAGACACAGTCCGAATGATACGGAGGGCGGTCTCTCGGGCGTCCCAGTGTCCATGTTGAATGTCCAGGATGTACCAGGCGTCCGTAGTGACGAACGTCGTTGCGATGACCGTCTCGTCGGAACGGATGCGCGTGTTGCCGGACTCCTTGATGAAGCCGGCAAGATCGACCGTGACGTAAACATGACCCTCGTGGCGCGTCTCAGTAGGAACGATGTGATTCGTACCGATTCGTGTGCTCGCGCCGGCCATGAACCCTGGCACGGCAGTTACGATCGGGAACCACTCACGCTTCAGCACTACGCCTGAACCAGAGACGAAGTCGGCCTCAATCTCCTGGCGGATAACGTGTGAGGGGCGGTTCGACGTGTTCATCATGCGCTGCACTTCGCGCGCATCGAGGAACGGGTTGTCGAGAGACTTGAAGTGGAAGGCCTCCCAGTCGGCCCAATCCGCTTGTGGCTGGTCTCCGCCGCGGCCGTGATGTAGCGCGGCCATGAAGAGCTTGTAGAAGTGATTCTTGCCCTTCGGCGTACCGATGAAGAGGGCGTCGCCCTTGACGTCCATGAGCGCAGGCTCGAGGATCGTGTCCCAGGTGAAGGGCTTCATATCGGCGAACTCGTCGAGAACGACGTACGAGAGCGCGATACCTCGGAGAGAGTCAGGGTTGTCCGCACCCTTGATGTAGATCTTGCGCCCACTTCCGACTAGCTGGATCCAGCCGTCGTTGATGTTGAAGTTGGAGATCAGTCCACCCTGCGCCGCATGACCTAGCAGCTCGAACAGCTTCGGCCACATGGTACGCTTCGCCTGGTCGAACGTCGGAGCGACGTAGTAGACGCCGTGCTCCTGGGTCAGGGCGTACACGCGATGGTTGCCCGCCTCGTCCGTCCATTCCTTGACTGTGCGCAGAGCCTCCTCAGACAGCTTGACAGCCGCGAGATGAGACTTGCCAAATCGACGACCCGCCGCGCACACCTTGAAGCGTGCCGGCGAGTTGTAGATGGCGATCTGGCCGGGGTGCAGCTCGACGCTGAACACCGTATCGGCGGCTGGCTCTCCCAAGTCAGCCTCCTATCGGCGCTTGATCTGCGACTCGCGAACCTCGTCACGATTGCCGCGCTGGGCGCGGTCAACAACCGAGTCGACGGCGTTGGCACGACGCTGACCCTGAATCTGGGCCCCCATCATGCGGTTCGCTGGCCGGCGCGGCGCCGGCTTGCTGGCCTGCTTGTATGAACCGGCCACGACTTAGCTCTGGCCTACCGGGCGAGACGTCGACTGGTTGTCGCTCTGTCCGCTCTTGCCCTGGAAGTCGGGAACCGTACGGACCGGCGCCGATGGCGCCTTGCCGACGAGGTTTCCGCCCTGGTCCTGGCTGTCGCGGTGCTGGTTGCTCTGGGATGCGCCTGTGCTCACTGCTGGATCTCCTGTGGAGGGATGTCGATGATCGGACGTCCGACGCTAACATCGCCGGTGTTACTATCGTGCTTGAGTGTTAGATTCTTGATCTGGAACACGAAGGTGCCTGTGCCCTTGTTCTCCTCCTCGCCGTCCGACGCGTTCGTCAGAACCTTGTCGAGGATGAGCTTCGCCGCCTTGACGTCCCCAGCCAGGGCCTGTTCGGCCATGCGCTGTAGGATCGCGCGGATGATCTTCGGGTTGAGGTTGTCGCGGACCGCGATCTCAAGCTCGCGCTTCAGCGCGGTCAGCTTACCCTTCGCGCCCGGCGGACGACCGGCGGGGTTGCCGGACTGACCTGGCTGCCACATACCGCCATGGGCGGCGATCTCCTGACGAGCGACCTCTCGGTCGTCGACAATCTGCGGAAGCACAGCCGGAAGGTTTTCGTCGGGCATGACGGCCTTGGTGGTTGGCTCCGACCGGTGGACTCGAACCACCCTCGTTCTCCGTTAACAGCGGAGCGTCGTCACCCGGACGACTCGATCGGAATTGATTGGTAGCGAGGGTGGGAGTTGCACCCACAGACTCAGCGTTATGAGCGCCGCGCAGGGGACTACATCCTGCTCCCTCGCCATTGGTGACGACTTTCACGGGAAACGCCCCGGTACTCGCCGCCAAAGTCGAATTGGTACCCCGCGTCGGTATCGCGCCGACTACCCCAGTTTGGAAGACTGGAATGTATCTATCAACACTTGCAGGGCATTGAAATGGTACTCCCTGACGGACTCGAACCGCCGGCCCTTCACTTGTAAGGAGATCGCTCTGCCGCTGAGCTAAGGGAGTATGGAGCCCCTTGCGCCGTGGAGTCGAACCACGCAGCCAGCTGGACTGGACCCTGCGCATCGCGGGGCATTGAGGTTTGTTGGCGCCAGAGCGGTATGCTACCGATCTGCAGATGGTGCCGCCGTCTGTCCGGCGCCAACGCACTTGGCGGAGAGCGGTCGGTCTTGATCCACAGCCGCTTTCGCGGCCCGGGCGCTTAGCAAGCGCCGCTGACCTCCCGGTCAGGTCACTCTCCAGTATTCACGCGGACGATGTCGTCTCCGCGCAGTTCCGTCCAGTAGGACTCGAAGACGACAGACTGTTCGTCGATGCCAACGAACATGTGGTCGACACCGGGAGGAACGATCAGCGACTCACCGGCGCTAAGCACGGTGTGGTCGACTGTGTCCGTCGGCTGCCACACGGTCACCTGAATGCACCCTGACTCCACAAAGAAGCCGTTGTGCTTGGTCAGGTGCCGGTGGCGCGAGCAGCGGTGGCCGCGGTAGATGTCGAGTCGGTGTAGCTCGAACGACGCGTTTGCGAAGATCGGCGACGTGCGACCCCAGACCTTACCAGCGACCAGCACGCTCTAGCTGCCGAACTTCGGCTTGAGGATGAGAAGCTTGGCAACGAGTCCACCAGCCAGCGTGGTGTTGGCGTCCGTTCCCTCGAGGTTGTACGCCGTGATCTTGACCGTGTTCGAGGCCGAAGGCGTCGCCTTGAGGATCAGGCCAGTGATGTCGGCCGGGTAGCTGACGTGGATGTAGTCGTTCAGCTCGACCCCGGGAACCGTGATCGTTGCCTGGCTGGCTACCTGGGCCGCGATCGACGCCTCGGTCAGAGTGACCTGGACCTCGATGACGTCAAAGAGAGCCTGGAACTGCTTCGGGCCCGCGTTGCGGACGATGACCGGCGTGCCGGCTGTCATTGCTTCGATGTTGGTAGCCATTGATTCCTCGGATGGGTTGAAGAGTGGAAATTGGTGCCCACGGACTCGACTTGCACGGTCCATCTCTCGCTTACAAGGCGAGCGCATCGCTATCAATGCTTCGAGGGCGTTGGTCGTTGCTGCAGGAATCGAACCTGCCTCCACTCGAGTATCAGTCGAGCGCTTGCACCGTCTCAGCTACGCAACGAAAGTGGTCCTCCCGAACCCGACGCTACCCGTTCACTTCCGGACCCAGCCCCGTCTCCGTGCGGAGTGAGAAGCGTGCCGGTGTTCGCGACTTCGAACTCTAGGGAGGATTGAAATTGGTCTGCGCTGTAGGATTTGAACCCACGTAGTCTCCGCCCCAAACGGAGTGCCTGGGCCAGACTCGGCCAAGCGCAGATTGATCAGGTTTCCGGCGATACTCCGAATGCCGGATGGTCGAGCTTGTAGTGCTCGTGACGGGAATCGCCAGTCGTCTGCCGAAGGCGCGCCGTGACACAACTGTGTGTTGAGTCCCCGATGAGCACCGCGACCAGAGCGAGGACCTCCCCTAGATTCAGAGGCGCGTAATCCGACGTGAGCTGGTTCTTGATGTCGCGCCGCTCCGCTGTGGTCAGCGCAGGATTCGCAAGAGTGGTCACCAGGTCGACGATAGTTTGGGCGTCAGTCATAGGTGGTACCCGTCGCAGGAGTTGCACCCGCATGCCGAAGCGCTGCGTTCTAAGCGCAGTGTGTCTGCTGTTCCACCAGACGGGTATAGATTGGACATTCCGGTCGGAGTCGAACCGACGTGACGCGGGTTGCAACCGCGCGCGTGGCCTCTCCGCCACGGAATGGGAATTGGCCGGCCCCGAAGGACTCGCACCCTCACCGACTGGTTCAGAGCCAGTCGTGCTGCTATTACACCAGGAGCCAAAAAATTGGTGGACCGCTAGGGAATCGAACCCTACTCAGCTCGCTTGCAAGGCGTGCTCGCCTGCCCTTGGTACATGGCAGCCCGTAACGTGGTTTTACTGAACGCTGTGCGTTCACCTGTGAGCACGAAGGCTGCACAGGCCGGACCACGACCCGGTTTCGCGCGAATTGGTCGACTCGGATGGGATCGCACCACCGACGCCCTGGGCTTCAACCAGGCGCTCTACTGCTGAGCTACGAGCCGATGGTACTCCGCGAGGGACTCGAACCCTCTAGGCCCCGCTTGAGAGGCGGGCCGCTCGAGCCGCTTTGCATTGCGGAGCATTGAAGTGGCGGTCCATACGGGACTCGAACCCGTCTCAGCCAGTAGACAGCCGGCCCGCGACCCCGTCGCGTCATGAACCGTGGGGTGACTCGTCGGATTTGACCCGACACCCTCCGCCTTCACAGGGCGGGGCTCTACATTGAGCTAGAGCCACCATTGAG